TAGGCCGATAACCCAATCGTCGCCCTCGGAAACCGGGGTCAAGTAACCTTCGCCACTGTTGATGCAGCCCTCGTGCGACAGGCAGAAACGCCCCGAACGATGCGCCACCGCCAGCGGCAGGGCGCGGACATTGGTCACCTCGGCAAGAGCGAGATTGCGGGCCAAGGCGGTGAAATTCTGCATGTCCGGCTCGAACGCGACCACAAGCTCGAACTCACGCGCCAGCTGAACCGTCCAGGTGCCGATGTGGGCGCCGATATCGAGACACAGCCGGCGCTGCCGCACCTGCGGCAACGCCTGCTCAAGCGTCCATTGATCATAGAACTGACCCGACCGCAGCAGCGGCTCGAAATAGGGATCGCTGGCCGGGCACCATGTCCCGTTGATCAGCTCAAGCGGCGGCATGAGCGTCCAAGCTCAGGATCGGCTCATCCGGCTCACCATAGATCGCGGTCGGATCGCCATCGTAGACCTTTTGCCCGACATGATGGAGCCAAATCGACGGATCGAGCCAGATCTCACCGCCAATCTGGCGCCATTTACGCGAAAATCCATAATCCTCGGACCAAAGAATGCCGTCTTCGACCCCCGTCCAGAAATAGTCATAAAGATGGGTCAAAATATCGCTATCGACCCCTTGCATCGCCTCGATTTTGCTGATTACGCCGGATTCGGCCATTTTCGCGAAGACGCGCCGGTGAATGCACAGGAAACCGGTCGCAGCCGAGTTAATTTCTATAGCGCCAGTGCGCTCATTATAACGAGAGATCCCCTGTGCGTTAAAGCTCGCGTGCAGCGGCCATTCCGCCGGTCGGGTCGGGGCGTTGGCCGGATCTGGCCGTGTATGGCCAAGCTCGATAGTCCGCTTGTGCCACTCTAGCCAGTCAATCTGCGCCTGCAGCTCGTCCAAGGAGTAGTCGCCGACCTTCTTTTCGCACTTTTTTGGATAAGTCGCGCAGATCACATCAACATCATGTGCCAACAGCCGCAACACCGAGCTTGGCTGCCACTGGATATCAGCATCGATGAACAGCAGATACTCGGCGCCTGTGGTCATGAACATGGCAGCCATGCCGTTCCTGGCCCGTTGAATCAGGCTTTCGTTGTCAATGCAGTGCCAATCATTCTTGATGCCTTCGATATCCAGCAGCCGCTGGGTTCGCAACAACGAATCGACGAAGCGGACATTGGCAACGCCGCCATAGCATGGCGTCGCAATGCGCACCCCGCCGATCTCGCGCTCGCGCGTGATCCCGACCGGCGGTCGCACCGGCCGGGACATGGAAACGACTACCAAGCGCCGTGGAGACGGGTTCGAATCGTCAGATCGGTGTTGGTAGAAGGAGCGGTTGCGACGCCAATGCGGAAGGCAGCGGAGCTGTTGAACGTGGCCTTCAGGTTGGTGTCGTCCCAATAGACGTTGGCCCCCTGGGCAATGCTGGTCGACGCCGCATTGACCTTGGCCAGATCGAACACGCCCACGGTCATGACCTCGACATTCGCAGCCGAGACCGCGTTGGCCGTCGCCACGCCGAACAGCTGATTGACCTTGACCCCGACGCCGCTGGTGCAGGCATAAGGGGCGACCACCCGAACGACATCGCCGGGCTGAATGAAGTTCTGCATCTCTCTTAGTCCTCACTAAGTCCAGCGATCACGCGCCTGCATTGCCTACAATTCCGCGCCAATCGAGTGCCTTGGCGCCGAAGTCGAGGCGAACCTTGAACTCGACCCCGTCAATGTCGAATCCATTGCGAGTCTCGGTGTAGAGTCCCTCCTCGCCCTCCATGTAGGAGTATTCGACGGTGTCGATCTGCTGCGGGCTGGCCAGCATGAACCAGCCATTGACGTCGCCCGGAGTCACGACGCCATCAACCGTCACGCCGGTATGCAGGCGCGCCTCGGTGATGATCTCCAAGCCGCGCATGTAGCTCGGCACAATGGTGGCAGTCGTCGCCGGGACGAAGGTACCGTTGACCATCTGCTCGGCCACCGCGCGGATGCCCGGCGGCACCAGGAGGAACTTGGGCGTCAGGTTCATCGGCGACCCGTTGCTGTGCGCCTGCAGCGCCATCAGGGTGTAGCCCTCGCCGAGGGAGGTGGTGGAGATCACCGCCGCCGCCATGCTGTTGCCATGTGCCGCATTCACCAGGGCGACACCGTCAGCCATGGTCGCATTGGCCAGCAGCTGCTTGTAGACGATGTCGGACTCCAGCGCCCTGGCAGCAGCAGCCAGCGCCCCGGGAATCCGGCTGAACGCATCGAGGTAGTCGTTGACGATCACCTCTCTCGTGATGCCGATGATCTCGCCATACTTGGCGATCGCATAGGCTTCCTTGCTGTCTGTCAGCGTCCCGCGCCGGTACTCACCGTGCTCGTTGACCCCCATCAAGCGGGAGACCGAGCTGAGCTGCACCCGGTTGATGCTACGATAGTCAGGTGCGGTCGCGCGGCGTGCCCAGGCGGTATAGGTGGCCGGAGCGAGGTCATAAGCCGAGCGCAGGGTCGTGTTGACCGTCGACTGCAGGATGTTGGCGAAGTCCGAGGTGGTGTGCAGCCCGCCCGACATGCGGGTATGGCCGGGATGCAGCGCGTACTCCGCGATCTTCATCGGCGGCAGGCCACGGGTGCGCACGCCGTTGGCCTCCAGCACCTCGCGCGCCATGTCGATCAGCGACATGTACTGATAGCCATGCTCGCGCACGGCGTCGGTGAGCGGCTTGGCTCCGACCCGAAACAGCAGGGCGTCGGTCAGGGCGCGAGTCTTGACCTCCCCCTCATCGCGGACAAGACGGACGGGCGTGTTCACGACGTTGTCTCCCTGGGTCTCGGCCCAGATCCCAATCAGCCGCTCACGCGCAACGTCCAGGGAGACGCCATCGGCGATCAGCTTGTCGGCGTGCCGCTGGTCGAGCACCAGCTTGCGGACGGTGAGGTTGATCCCGGCGCAGCGGGAACGCTCCTCCTCCACGGTGGTCGTGCCGGTCGGAGCCTCGGGGATCGCGGGGCCAGGCTGGCGATCGGGCGCGATCGGCGGCATCGGTGGCGGATTCGGGCGGCCCTCGGAGTCCTTGGGGATGTCCGCCTCGGGGTCCGGCGCCTGCTTCGGCTGCTTCGGCTCGGACTTCGGGTCCGGCTTCGGGTCATTGTGCCCGGCGCGGACAAGATCGGCTGCCGCCAACACGGCAGGATCGACGGCAACGTCCATGTCGATATCCTCTATTTCCGTTACGTAGGTTTCCGGGCGCCCCCGAACCTGTGCCGCAGCGTCTGCTCCCATCGGCACCAGACTTAGCTCCATAGGTGTCCAACGCACCGCCCGCATGACGGGCACCTCATCACCTTTGGCTTGTCGCTTTTCCCACTTGGAAACGGCATAGCCGACACTGACATTACGCAGAATACCGGCGCGCACGTCATTCACGATCGGCGTCACGTCTTCCCGCTCTGAGAATCTAACCTTGGCGCGACCCTCCTTGCGACCGTTCGGGCCAAGTATCCACGCGCTCTCGACCACGCCCAGCACGTCCCGCAATGAGCGTGAGCTATGCGCCGCGAGCAGCGGTGCCCGGCCGGACGCGAGCCGGACCATGTCGACCGCGTCCTCGGAAACTTCCAATTCCTCGTCGAACTCGCCCTCGAACAGATCGCGATGGCGAACCCGAGCGCCGGTGGTCCAGACCATCTCGACCGTGCGCTGCTCTGGATCGAAGGTGCGCGGCTCGAAGCTGGCTTCGCGGGTCAGCATCGGCATTTGGGTTTTCATCAGTATTTCCTCGGCCGCCCGGGACCGCGCCGCACCGGCTCGTCGGTGTCGAAGTCCCCATCCTCGGCGGGCGCGACGACGGGCGCAGGCGCGGGCATAGGCGCCAGCTCCGGCTCTGCGTCGTCCCACTCCTCGCGATATTCGAGCCAGTCCTGCCGCAACGCGTCCCGACGTGAGCGCGGAGTGTTGCTGCGCGCGTCGCAAATCGAGCAGACGCGGTAGATCTCGCCTCGGCCGTCAGTACCAACAGTGACCCAGGCGTGAGCATGCGGCGCGATGCTCTCCGTCTGCCAACGCGGCGCGGATGCCATCATGTTGCGAGGCGCCTTGATCATGCCACCAGCTCCAGCTTCTTCTCGTCCTTGGACGCCGCGTCGCCGCCGCCGTCTGGGGGTGAGACGCCACCGTCAGCCGCAGGCGCGGCGGTCGCCGCCACCGGACCGCCGACCTTGGTCCGATTGCGCGGGTCGGAATCGAGAATGATCTCGGATTTATCCAAGAGAGCGTTGGTCTCGGCAATCTCGCCCAGCTGATCGGCCGGATTGCCGCCCCGCTCGGTGATCACCTGCGCCAGCGTGCGCGCGCCGGAACGGATGTCGATCAAGTCGGCATTGGCATCGTCGAGCGGCTGAATCGACTCCCAACGTGGCGGGGTCCACTTGGCCCAGATCCGCTTATCGGTAGCGCCAATGGCGCCACTGGCCTGACCGGCATCGATGAACCACTGCCACACCGGCTCCAGGAGCTGCGGAATCAGCACCTTGTTCTGAATCTTGCGCACCCGGCGCCGGAAGCTGAGCAAGCCCATGCGGCCGGAGATGAAGGTGACTTGGCTCAAGTCACCGGTCATGGTCTCGAACGGCAGCCCAAGCCCGGCTGCCATGCCACGCAGCTGTGCCCGCATATAGTCAGCATAGCCGCCAGTGGCGGACGGCTGATTGAATTGGACTCTTCTACCGGGCGGCAGGTACGCCATCATCCCTGGCGAGAACGTCTCGATCAGCCGCCCCTCGAAATCGGTGACCGAGGCGCCGACCGTCTGGGTCTCGACCGCATCGGGGCTGGCATCCTCGACAAAAGCGGCGATGCAGGCTTCGGTCTGCTTGCGGACCAGCTCGGCCTCCTCATAGCCGTCGATATCGCGCGACCGCAGGATGACGCTGGCAAAGCGCGAGGCACCGAGCTGCTGCCCCGGTCGGGTCGGCTCGAAAATGTGCAAAATCTCGCTCGCCGGCACGAACATGGAGCGATCGGCCAAGGCGGTAACCGTCTGCTCCGAGCCCGGATGCTGGCGCAGCAGCCAGTAGCCCTGGCGGCGGCCATCGGCGCCGAACTGGATGCCGCCCATGACGGTGCCGCCGTTGTCCAGCTTCACGAAGTCCCGGCTCTCGTCGAGCCAGTCCATCTCATGCAGCTGCAATTGAAACGGGATCGGCGCTCCGGGCGGCAGCTTGCGACGACGGACCAGGCAGCCGCCGTCCTGGATCAAGGCGCGCGCGATCAGGAACTGCAGCCCGTCGAAGCTGGTCAGGCCGTCATAGTCAGCCTTGCAGCACCACTCGTACCAAACGGTATCAATAACATCATTGATCGCCTGCGCCCGCTGCGGGTCGTCATCGTTGACCATGGACGAGCCGGTAATGGGAGCCAAATTGGCCTCCCATTCCTCCAAGCCCTGGCTGGCGTAGGCGTTGTCCCTGACCAAGGATCTTGCCGCCTCGCGTAGCCGCTTGCCGGCGGATCGGACCTCAGAGGTTCCATCTTTGGACCCTCTGACCCAATCCCCAGCCCTTCGCCCAGCGGTCGCTCCGGCGTACTCGCGCACCTTGGCGGCAGCGTCGATTCGGGCGCGGGCCTGGATGCGGCCCAATTCAGCCTGCGGTGAGATCCAGCCGACCACGCGGTCGAGGAAGGTGCGGTTCAGTAGGGTCTCGGCTTCTTTGGCGGGCGCGGCTTTTTTCTCATCGCCGGCTGAACGTAACATAGCTGACCTTCTGCCG